AGCTTTATATAAAGCACAAGTTAAAGATGCTAAAGAAGCTTACGCAAAAGAACTTGAAGAAGCTGTAAGAATTTATAATGAGAGAAAGGCCACAAGAAAACGCCTTGATCTTGAATCCTACGACCACCAAGCGCAATTAATAACGACCCAAAAGAATGAAGAACTAGCTGAAGCTGTAAGGATATATCAGGTAACAAAAGCAACCAGAGAAAGGCTTACATTAGAGTCTTATAATCACCAATCTCAGCTTATACAGAATCAAAAAGATGAAGAGATAAGAGTTGCAGTAGAGATTTATAATAAAAGAAAAGCTTTAGAGGAAGCACTACATAATTTAAGAGTTAAAAATGAAATGCTCATGGGAACTAGCCCTATGTTCATTAATATGGATTCTCTTTCGGAAGCTGCTAGAATATACAGGGAAAGAACGAGAGAAGAGAACAAAGAAGGGCCTAAAGATGCCCTAGTGTCCCTTATGGAAGACCTTGAACTCCAGAGAGAACTTTTAGGTGTAGAACAAGACAGAGCTAGTGTCCTTCAAGCATTAGGTGAAAACCGAAATAAATACACACAAGATCAAATACAACAAGCTGTCGATGCTACAAACGCAATAAGACTACAAACAGAAGAGCTAGAAAAACAAGAACGTATAGCTGACACAATAAGTCAATCTTTTGGTGACGCCTTCATGTCTATTGTAGACGGAACTATGTCAGCTAAAGATGCCTTTAGATCTATGGCTGCTGACATTATAAGAGAGCTTTATAGAATCCTTGTTGTTGAAACTATGGTACAGTCAATCAAGAGGTCTATATTTCCCTTCGCTGATGGTGGTGTTATCCAAGGTGGTAAGCAAGTACAAGCCTATGCTAATGGTGGTGTAGTAGGAGGCCCAACATACTTCCCTATGGCTGGTGGTAAAACTGGTCTTATGGGTGAAGCTGGCCCAGAAGCTATTATGCCCCTTAAGAGAGGTAAAGGTGGTAAGTTAGGCGTAGAGGTTAGTGGAGACACTGGTGCTGTAAACATTGTACAGAACTTTAGCTTTGCAGCTAATGGTGATGAAAGTGTCAAGAAGATAATTGCAGAGGCTGCACCTAAGATTGCTAATATGACACAACAACAAATCATGGATGCTCGTCGTAGAGGCGGTCAAATGAGAAGCACGTTTGGATAATACATGGCTATAAGTTACCCCCTTAATACACCAACTACTATTGGCATAGAGAGTATTGAGTTACGGGCTAGAAATGCTGTAGCTGTCTCTCAGTCTCCCTTCACATATAAACAGCAAGTAGTTGCCCATCAAGGTCAAACTTGGGAGGCTAGTGTTAGTATTCCCTCTGTGCGTAGAGATCTAGCTGCTGACTGGAAAGCTATGCTAGTAGCTCTTAAGGGGCCTGTAGGCACATTTCTACTGGGAGACCCTGACTATGCTACACCTAGAGGTACAGTAAGTGGTACACCTACTCTGTCAGGTACAGCAGGGGATAGCACAGTTTCAGTTACTATGACAGGTACTCTATTAGCTGGTGATTACATTCAGTTAGGTACAGGCTCTGCTACTAGGCTACATCAAGTATTAGTAGACCAAAGTGGTAGTGGTAACTTGGAGATCTGGCCTGACTTAAGAAGTACATACTCAGGTGAAACTATAATATACAGTAACCCTAAAGGCATCTTTAGACTAGCTCAAAGTGTAACGTCATGGTCTATCGACAATGCCAGCTTTTACGGTATTTCTTTTGAGGCCATAGAGGCGCAACAATAATGACCCGTAGTTTACCCACAACAATAACCGATGCACTAGATGATAGTGTTGTTTACCCTTTCTTTGGGGTAGAGTTAAACTTTGATGGGGATAACGTCTTACGACTATGGACTGGTGTAGGCACTCTTACTTTTGAGGGGGTAGCTTGGACAGGTGCTGGAACTCTTCTTAATGTTTCCTCTATCGAAGAAACTACAGAAATAGCTGCTAAAGGTGCTACGCTATCTCTTACAGGTATCCCTTCAGAAGTTGTGTCATTAGCTCTCAGCACTCCGTATCAAGGTAGAACCTGTAAGATATACTTTGGTATGTTCGCTAAGGGTAGTCTACAGAAAGAGAGTACTAACTTCATTCTCCTAGAGGATGGTTCACGTATTGAACTAGAGGATAGGGCTACAGGATTAACTGAGATATTTTCTGGTTATATGGACCAGATGGATATAGAAGAATTACCTGAGACAAGTACAATACACCTGAAGGTAGAAAATAAACTTGTTGATCTGGAAAGAGCCAGAGTAGCTAGGTACAGCAGCAGTTATCAGAAATCTATATACCCCACTGACTTTGGGTTAGACCTTGTAGAAAGCATACAGGATAAAGAAATTGTCTGGGGAAGAGGCAGCTTCAAACCTAGTGACGCAACTATTGATGTAGTAGCTAAGTCTAGGTTGTAATGGTACAATATAAACAAGAGTTCTTAAATTCTGTAAAGAACGATATACACTCCCTGTTAGAGTTAGACTGGCAAGAAATAGAGCATAATAAGACTAGCTTCCCCTTAGATCCTGACTGGGATATGTATCATAAACTAGAAGAGCTAAATATACTTCGCATTTTTACTTGTAGGTATGAAGATAGATTAGTCGGTTATTTTGTAGCTCATATTATTCCTAATATACATTCAAAGGGGAACATAATAGCTGTAGCTGAGATAATCTACGTCTTAGAAGGATACAGATCTGGAATGACAGGTTACAAGTTATTTAAGTTTGCTGAGAAGTGCATCAAAGAAGACGGTGTTAAAATACTTCATGTCACTACAACAGAAAAGAACCCTATAGACCCCATGATGAAGCGTTTAGGTTACTCAAAAGTAGAAACCAAGTTTGAGAAGGTTTTAAGCTAATGGCTGTTATGACTTCAATAGCTGTCGGTGTTGCAGCCTACTCAGCAGGAGCTACAATGGCAGTGGCTATAGGTGCGGGTTTAGGTTACTTTGCATCTACTTGGACTGGCTACTTCTTATTAACAGCAGCTACAAGTATGGCTATAAATGCCCTTACCCCTAAGCCCCCTATAGGAACTGGTGCAAACAGGGGTTATCAAGTTACAGCCAGAGGTACAGCTTTAGCTCATCAAGTTATCTATGGTAAAACACAGACAGGTGGAGCAGAGGTTTATATAAGTACCTCTGACTATACAGATCCAATCGGAAATATACCTAATAGATATTTACATAAAGCCATTGCTTTTGCTGGACATGAGATTGAAGAGTTTGAAGAGATCTATATTAACGATGAGTTGTTTGACTCCAATAGTCGTTATTACGGAAAAATATACATAGCTGAAAGATTAGGAACGTCTGGTCAAGCAGCCGTTACTTCCTCAGAAGTAAATAACATAGCTTTACCTACAGAGTGGGATGCCACACGTAAACTGTCAGGTATAGCTTATCTCTATGTTGTTATGGAATACGATGCAGATATATTCCCTAATGGCGTACCTGAGATTAAAGCTGTAGTTAAAGGTAAAAAGGTTTATGACCCTCGTACAAGCACTACAGCTTGGTCTGACAACCCAGCCTTATGTGTTAGGGACTACCTAACTTCAAGCTATGGTCTTGCTGAGGAAACAGCTAACGTAGATGATGACTATGTTTCTACAGCAGCTAATGTTTGTGAGTACTTCAACTATCCTATCTTAACAGGAGACAAAAGGTTTTCTCTTAATGGGGCTTTTGTAACATCTATAACCCCTGCTGATATTTTAAACGATCTTCTTACTTCAATGGGTGGTATGGTTTGGTATGCTCAAGGTAAGTGGAGAATGAAGCCAGCTTACTACACAGACCCAGTCTTAGATATAAACGAAGATGACTTTAGATCTGCTGTCAATGTTTCAACTAGACATTCAAGAAGAGACAACTTCAATATTGTAAAAGGTACTTGGAAAGGCCCAGACAGTTTTTATCAAGTAACTGATTATCCTCAAGTTCCTGATGCTGATGCTACTAACCCTTTTGTTGTTGCAGATAACGGACAGGAAAGCGTAGTAGATTTAAACCTTGCATTTACAGACAACATAACTCAAGCTAGACGTATAGCTCGTATCTTACTTGAACGAAATCGTCAACAACTTACGATAGAAGCATCCTTTGGTTTAAGAACCTTTCAAGTACAGGTTGGAGATATAGTAAGAATAACCAATACTAGATTTGGTTGGAGTAACAAAGAGTTTGAAGTTGTAAAGTGGACATTTGGTCTACAAGAGGGAAATGACCTTCAGACACAGATGACATTAAGAGAGATAAGTGAGTCTGTCTTTGATGATGTAGACGATGGTGTTGTTTATGAAACTGATAACACAACGCTGCTATCACCTTTTGATGTACCACCTGTAGCTATAGCTCTCACACAAGAATATAGAATTATCAATGAGCATGTAACTAACGTACTTGTAGTTAATGTTACATCTACATCAGCAACTAGAGTAGATTATGTCGAGGTAGAGTTTAAGAAGTCAACAGAGTCTACTTACAGTGTCTTAGGAACAGGTGACTTAGGTAGATTTGAGATTATAGATATTGAGACGCCTTTAGCTGGAGCTACAGACACTATAGTCTATGATGTTAGAGCTAGGGCTATTAATGCTTTAGGCGTTAAAGGTAACTTCACTAATGTATCAAAGACTGTAGAGGCTGATACTGTTGGTCCATCTGCCCCAGCTACCTTTGAAAAGCAGTTATCTGGTGGTACTTTATTCTTTAGCTGGACTGCTTCAACTGACTTTGACTTGTCGTATTATAAACTATGGCATAGCTCATCAACTACAGCTACATTCACAGATGGTTCACCCCAAGTCATAATTAATAAGGTAGCTAGACCAGCGACATCTGTAGCCTACCCAGCTATCTCAGGGAAATTCTTTATTGAACCCTATGACAAGTCAGGTAACGAAGGTACTGTAGCCTCTGTTGTTGTTCTACCATCTGAATTACCTGAGTTAGGTACATCACAGACTGACACTGAGAACCCAAGTTTCGCTGGTAGTAAGACTAACGTAGCTGTAGCTACAGGCCCAGATCCTGATGAATTAAGACTATCTAGCTTTGCTTCTGCGCCCTCTACAGGTACATATGAGTTCACAGGGTACTTAGACACAGGATCAACTAGGACTGTAAGGGTATCAACTAACTTATCATCTACTAGGCATCATGCTAATGCTTCTGGGGGGTTAGTAAATTGGGATGACATACCTAATAACTGGGATACTTGGCCTAACAACTGGGATGATTGGTCGGATGAGGATCAACCCTATGGTGACTTCAGTACAACTATTTATGTAGCTGCAACTAATGATGACCCTGCTGGTTCTCCTACATGGGGGTCTTTCGTTGTAGCTGCTGGTGAAATAACAGGCAGAGCATTTAAATTCAAAGCTGAACTCGACAGTACCAACAACAATGTATCGCCAAGCGTAAGCGTCTTGGAAGGGATAGTGGAATACTAATATGGCACAACACGATTACAACATAGCTAACCAAACAGCAGCTAATGCTAGAACCGACATTAACAACGTCCTATCAGCTATAGCTACAAATAACTCAGGGACTGCTGCACCTAGCGCTACCTTCGCTAATCAATGGTGGTATGATACTGATGCTTTTATCTTGTACATAAGAGCAAATGGTAATGATGCTTGGATACCTGTAGCTTACCTAGATCAAACAAATGATAAGTTTCGCATCCTAGATGACACACAAGTAGTAAACACTTCTGGCACTCAGACTGGCCTACTAGGGGATCAAGCTACATCTACATGGGAAACTGGTACAGGTACTACTGAGAGCCTTGTGTCTCCAGCTAAGGTAGCTGCATCAGCAACTGAGGTTGTAGGTGACTACGCTATAGGTGTCGGTCAAACGTGGCAGAGCTTAGCAGGTAGCAGGGCACTAAATACTACCTATCAAAACACCACAGGTAGGCCGATATCAGTTTCTGTTGTTACACAACCGGGGGGCGGCCAAACAACAAGTTTTGAAGTGTCTCCAAATTCAGATATGTCTAGTTCTGTAGTAATATCAAGACAAAAAGACATCAATGGTCTTACTACAGACAGTGGTATTATTCCAAATAACATCTATTACAGGTTAAATTTGAGTAATGGTTTTATATCATCTTGGGCAGAACTTAGATAAGGGAAAAGGATAATGCCAGCCGAACAAAACCTGAGTAAAGGTAATCGGTCTTGGCCTAATATGTGGAAAGGATAAGGTCTTGGCAGATCAGAAAATCTCAGAATTAACAGCC